AAGCACGCCTAACCCCGTGGGCGTCGATCAGGCGCTGGGCCTCGCCGTGGGGAAGGTGCAGTAGGTAGAACAGGCGCCTTGGAGAGATAGAAACCACGAGTCGCTCCAGTGCGGCCCGGATCTGCGCCTGGGAGAGGTTCGTGTACTCGTACTCGCGGTCATCGTCGTCCTCATCGAGGGCTGCGGCAAGACGCCACAGAAGCTGCAAGCCGGGCAGATCGCCCTCTCCCGTGATCTGGGAGATCCGCTGAGACTTGACCCGTACCTGCTTCGCTAGCTCGCCCGTCTTGAGGCCGCGCTCGCGCATGGTCTTGAGGACCCAGGAGCGGATCCAGGATCGATCGTAGATGCTGGCGTCTCGCTCGCGTGCCACCGGAAAGCACCCTCCGTTGGCCCGTGTAACCCGTGCTGACGATGCGTCAATACGGACCTTGAGCGGATGAAAGGCTCTCTTTCCGATCGTGCTTGCCATGTTGCCTGCGTTCTCGTAAGGTGCCTTTACCGATGGCGAAGAACGGCAGGCACCCCCTTCAAGAGCTTCGAGAGGCGGTCGGACTCGGCAAGGAAGAGTTCGCCGGCCGGATCGGCTGCACGCGCGCGTTCATCGCGATGGTCGAGAGCCAGCGGCCCGCGACGAACCTAGGCCGCGCTACGGTGCTCAGCATCGTCGATGTCTTCCGCGACGATCTGAACCGGCTCGGCATCACGGCCGAGGATCTGCTGCGCGGCACCAGAGAGCGCGTCACCGACGGCGGAGAAGCCGGCGAGGCCGTGGCGTGAGCGCCTACGGCAGCGCCGCAATCCTCTCGACCGCCACCGCCGCCACGAGCCCGGCGAGGAGCCAAGTCCGCACCAGCGGCGCCAGCGCGTCGCGCCAGCGCAGCGGCGAGCCCGAGCGCCTGTACCCGATGGCGATCGCCGCGAAGGCGAGCGTCTCGCGGGCGACGAGGGCCAGGGCGAGGGCGAGCAGCAGCTTCCAGAGCAGGGTGGGGGGCATCTACGGCCCCAGCTCCACCACGATCCGCTCGCTCTCGGCCAGGGCGAGCACCACGGCCCCGCCGGCAATGAGCAGGGCGAGCAGGGCTCCGATCAGCAGGGACAGCTTCGGGCTCACGGTGGGTTCCTCGCACGTTCGGGCTCTCCGCGTACCCCTCGTTTGGGGTGTGGGTGAAAACACCTATCACGGACCGATGCGCAAGTGCAAGAGCGTTCGCACATGACCGATCTCGACCGCATCCGCGCCGAGGCCCGCATTGCCGAGGCGGCCGAGCTGCGCGAGCTGCTGGCCGCGGCCGGCGGCAACGTGGCGCAGACCGCGCGCCTGCTCAGCGCCAAGCGGCGCGAACGAAACGGGCTCTACGCGAAGCCGTGTAGCCGGGCCCAGGTGCTGCGGCTCATGGACCGCCACGGCATCAGCCGGCCGAGGAAGGCATGACTGCCTGGGATGCGCTGGCCATCGAGGCCGTGCTCATTAACGCCACCGTCGGTGCGGGACTGATCTCCTGTGGCCTGATCGTGCTGCGCCGTCGTCTAGCCAGCAACGCCGACGCTGAGCGCACGATTGATGACGTGTGCCAGCGCGTCGCAAGTCGCCCCTGGGCTGGTCCGGAGAACCAGCACCAGGACGGCGCAGGGGCGGCCTCGGCAGATGCCGGGACCACTGCCCCGCGCCGCGTGGTGGATCTCGGCAGGACAGAGGGCAAGACAGTTGGCCCGCGCGAGCCGGACAAGCCGCCGCCGTGGGCGAAGTCGCTCGATTGAAACGCCCGCCGCGCGCGGGCAAGGAGAGGCATGATGGGGAAGAGCAAGAAGGCGGCACCCGAGCCGCGCCGGTTCACCGAGACGCTCGCGGTGCAGCTCACCGTCGAGGAGATCGCGGCCTACGCCGACATGGCGGCGCGGATCGCAGCCGACGCGGACGCGCGCGAGGAAGGGCGCGCGTCGCAGAACAAGGCCGAGCGCGACGGCATCGAGCTGATGCAGGGCCAGGTGCGCGACTACCTGCGCCGCGTCCGCGAGAAGCGCGACTACCGGCCCGTGGACTGCGAGGAGACGATGGACTGGGCACGGAACGCCGTGCGCGTCTTCCGCACGGACACGGAGGAGCTGGTGCGCGAGCGCGCGATGACGACCGAGGAGCGGCAGCAGCGGCTGTTCGAGCTGCCGCAGAAGGAAGGCGAGGGCGAGGGCGCGGGCGCCGGCGTCTAGCAAGCTACGAGCTGCCGGCAACGGCAGAGCGGAGCGGGCGTCGGCTACCCCCGTGGTCGGCGCCCGCTCCCAACGTCGAGTGGGGGTGAGGATGGACAGCGCGCAGCAGGCGCAGGCGGCGGCACCGTCGAGTGTGCCCGGTGCCGCCGCTTCGGCTTCGGAGATGACGCTGGCCGAAGTTAAAGAGAAGCTCGACTCCGCCAACCGCAGCTTCGCGATGGCGCCGAGCCTCTACGAACGCTTCGGCCACGATTCAGCCGATCGGGCCCGCGACAAGGGCTGGGCTCTGCTGCGTGAGGTGCTGGAGGCACATCCGTGGAAGCCCAGGCGGGTGCCAAAGCGGAGGCCGAAGCCGTGAGCGCAGAGCCTCTCGCACCGACGGTGTGGACTCGCTACGCGATTACCGCCGTTGCCAAGCCGCGCATGACGCAGCGCGATCAGTGGGCGAAGCGGCCCGCAGTCGCGCGCTACTGGACCTACAAGGCGAAGCTCAAGGCGATCGTGGCGACGCTGCCCGAGCACGCGCACATCGTGTTCGTCTTCCCGATGCCGGCGAGCTGGAGCGGGAAGAAGTGCGCCGCTCACCACATGCAGAAGCACACGTCTCGCCCGGACGTGGACAACCTCCACAAAGGGCTGCTCGACGCGCTCTACGTCGAGGACTCGTTCGTCTGGGATGCGCGGGTGACGAAGGTGTGGGGGCCGGCTGGGGCGATCTACGTGCGGGCCATGGCGCCGCCGGAGCTGCCTTCGCCGCTGCTGGTGACGGGGAGGGGGGCGTAGATGGCGACAGTAACCATCGCGACCAGAAGCGGTCCGAAAGACATAGAGGCGTTCGCTTCCGAAACGACCGGTCTGGTCGTTCACCGCGGAGTCGCGCCCGCGAGCCCGCGTGACAAGTGGTGGACGGTCACGCACACGAGCAGCGGCCTCGCGATCGCACACTTCGCCACGAAACGGAGTGCGCTCGACTTCGCGGATGAACTAGAGGGCCTCGCGGACTGGACGGGACAGCGTGAGTCGTTTCGCGGGGACCTTGCGCACCGGGTCGGCGCGCTGCTTGCGTTCGCAGACCGTCGCGTCCTGCTGAAATCAGTCGATGCACCGTCGGCGCAGCCGTGACCTCCGCCCCCGGCACGCAGCAGTGGTGCGAGAGATGCAGGCACCACTGGCGCCTCATCAAGCCCGGCGAGGGGCCGATGGTGCAGTTGGTGTGCCAGACGTGTGCGGGGCGGAGGAGCGCGTAGTGCCGAGCCGAGTCATCCGCGGGGAGATCAACGCCAGCCACTCGCTCTCGCGGGTCTCGCTTGAAGCCGACCTCACCTTCCGCGCGCTGATCGTGGCCGTGGACGATTACGGGCGCATGGAGGCGGACCCGTTGATGCTGAAAGCCGCACTGTTCCCGAGGCGCGAGAGCATCAAACCGGCCAAGGTGCGCGAGTGGGTCGAGGAGCTGGCCGAGGAAGGATGCGTCGTTCTCTACCGCGTTTGCGGAGTCGAGTATCTCGGGCTGACAGGGTGGGAAACCCACAGGGGCAAGACGAACCGGGCCAAAGTCAGCCGCTTCCCGGATCCCCAGGATGCAATTGGACCCTCAATAGAGTCTCCCGGAGATTCCCGTGATCTCCCGGAATCTCCCTCCGAGAGTAGGAGTCGAGAGATGGAGTCGAGAGGAGGAGGTGCGCCGCCGGGCGCACCCGCTCGCTCCGCTCGCGTCTCGAAGACGCCGCCTCCGAACGATCTGCCGGACGAAGAGAAGAAGGCTTTGGAAGCGTGGACCCGAGAGAAGCTCTCGCGGTACGATCTCGTTCCTCGCCTTCCGAGCCTGGTGGATGCGTGCCTCACGCACTTTCGCGCGAAGGGCGAGGCGCGGGCGAGCTGGTACGCGACGTGCCAGACGTGGGTGAGAAACGAAGCCGAGGGCCGCTTCGCGCCGCGCGGCAATCATCCGCAGAGTGCTGGTCGTTCGCCGCCCTCCGCCGGCTCCCTCGCCGAGCGTCGCGAGCGCGCGAAGCACCTCTACGCCGTCAAGACGCTGCTACCCGACGACACGCTGGAGGCGCTGGCCGAGTGGGAGGCGAAGGGCTCGCCCCAGGTGCGCGGCTGGTGGCTGCCCGAAGCCGAGCGCGTGCGCATCGGGGTGCAGCGCGGGCGGAAGGAGGCTCTGCCGTTTTGACCGACCCGGTCACCACCCTCGTCCGCCGTCGCGTCGAACGCCTGATCGCGCTCGCCGACGTGGTGCGCGCGAGCGACGGGCTGAGCGCAACCAGCGCCGCCGCAGCCGCCGGTCTCGGTTTGCGTGCGCACGCCTTTCGCTGGATGGAGCGTCTCCAGGCGCTCGGCGTTGTGCGGCGGCGTGGCAAGCGCGACCAGACGCTGTGGTCCATGACGGCGCTCGGGCGCGACAGGAGGCGGACGCTTCGGAGGATTGGTGACACGGGCGCTACGGCGGCAGTGCCCCACGGAGGGTGCCGCGCCGGGCCTATGCGCCGCGAAAGCAGCGCCGGGAGGGCAGCGAGCTATCTCGTGGCTGATCGTGCCCTCTACGGCAATCCTGCGATGATGCTGGTGAGCAACGGGGCGGCGCCGGGGGACGTGTTCGAGGACGAAGGGGACGAGTGGTGATGGAATCGAAAGTGGAAACACCGCGGCTGCGGAGAGGGGGTCGGCCGAAGGGGCTACCGAGGACGGGTGGCCGGAAGAAGGGCACCCCGAACCACCTGACCAGCTCCGTCAAGCAAGCGCTGTTCGACTCGTTCTCGACGCTCGGCGGCAAGCGATGGCTGGTGCGTCTCGGGAAGGAGGACCCGCGCACGTTCGCCATGCTGCTCGGCCGCATCATCCCGACCGAGATCGGCGGCACGCTGGGACTTACACACGAGAACGCGCTCGCCGAGCTCGAGCGAGCAGCGAAAGGAGGAGGCTGATGGTGGAAGGACAGAACGGCAGCGGGCGGGCCGAAGATCTGCTCGCCCGGCAGCTCGCGATGGTCCAGCACATGCGGAGCCTCGGCGCTGCCGCGATCTCGAACGTGGCGCAGCTCCTCGGCACAGACGGCCGCTTCGTGATCGTCATGCTCGCTGGTGTGGGCGGTGCGCAGACGATGTTTCACGGGATCTCGAAGGAGGCGGCTATCGAGGCGCTGCGCGAGGCGTATCAGGGCGCGAGCCTGGTACATCTGCCGCCGCCGGTGGGGAGCGCGTGACGGAGAACGAACGCAGGCTCGCCGAAGCGCTTGCGCGGCTACTCGAGAGCTGGTTCGAGACGATCGAGGGCGAATGGGGCTTCACGAAGCCGCAGCCTGTCGGCAGGCCCGTCTACGACGATGCAGTGTCGGCGCTCGAGACGGTTGGCGCGCGTGTTGAAATCGTACCTGGGGGCGGCGACTACCATGACGACGGGCTGCGCGTGGTGCTGCCGTGAACCCCGACCCCCGCGCCCTCCTCGCCGGCCTCGCGCGCCGCGGGGTTAGGGTGTTCCTCGTCGAGGACGAGACAAGCTTTTTCGTCGCCGCGGGCCCTTCGCATTTCCTCGAAGACGTGGACCGCATCGCGATCGTGTGGGCGAAGCGTGAGATCGTCGAGGCGCTGCGGTGATGGGCGCGGCTGGCCTCCAGCGTCGCGAGCAGGCGCTAGCCATGCGCATGTCCGGCGCGACGTTCGGGGTCATCGCGGAAGCTCTCGGGGTCTGCACGGCACGGGCGCGAGATCTCGTCCAGGATGCGCACAAGCGGCTTGCCTCGGTGGATTGGTCCGTGTACGACATCGACCGCATTCTGCGGCTTGACCGACGCGGCTACTACGGGCTCACGCGTACCGACCAGGTGCGCCTTCGCGAGATCGCCCTGCGCTTCAACGATCGCTTGTCAGAGTTCTATGGATGACCGCGAGCGAGCGCTCCGCCTAACGTTCCGCGATCAGCAAGAGGTCTACGCCCGCGCGTGCCTCAAGATTCGTGCGAAGAGCGGCGCGATCCTGCCGCTTCGCTTCAACCGTCCGCAGCAGATCCTCCACGAGCGGCTGGAAGCACAGCGGCGAGTGATCCGGCGCGTTCGCGCGCTGATCGTCAAGGCACGCCAGCAGGGCATCTCGACCTACATCGCGGGCCGCTTCTACCACCAAACGACGCACCGCCGCGGCATCCGCGCGTACATCCTGACGCACCTCTCGCAGGCGACCGACAACCTCTTCGAGATGGTCGAGCGCTTTCACGCCTACTCGCCCGCGCTGGTCAAGCCGCACGTCGGCAAGAGCAACGCGAAGGAGCTGGAGTTCGATCTGCTCGCCTCGGGCTACGGAGTTGGCACCGCGGGAACGGCGGGCGTCGGGCGCTCGGCGACGATCCAGCGTTTTCACGGAAGCGAAGTGGCCTACTGGCCGAACGCGCAGAAGCACATCGACGGCGTGCTCCAGGCGGTGCCAGGCGAGGACGAGACTGAGATCCTGCTCGAGAGTACCGGCAACGGGAAGACCGGCGTCTTCTACCTGATGGTCCAGGCCGCGCTCCGCGGCGAGAACGGCTACGTCGTGGTCTTCATCCCGTGGTGGGAGTCCGAGGAGTACCGCGGCTCGGCGGTGCTGCCCGAGGTGTGGACGGCGCCGCCGAAGTGGCGGGAGTACGCGGACCTTCACCGGCTCGACGTCGAGCAGCTTCGGTGGTCGTACAGCAAGAACGCCGAGATGTGCGGCTCGATCGGCGCGTCGCCTGACGATGGCCCGTGCTGGAAGTTCCGGCGCGAGTACCCAGCGACCCTCTCGGAGGCCTTCCAGATGGCGAGCGACGAGACCTTCATCCCGGCCGACCACGTCGCGAAGGCGCGCCGCTCGATGGTCGAGCCGACCGGCGCGCTCATCATCGGCGTCGACCCGGCGCGCGCGGGCAAGGATTCGACTGGCGTGATCGACCGCCACGGCCGGCGCATGGGCACGATCCTCTGCGAGCGCTGGCGCATCGCAGACACGATGCGGGTTGCGGCGAAGCTGGCCGAGCTGATCCAGAAGCACCTTCCGAACGCGATGAACATCGACATCACAGGAGGCCTCGGCGCCGGCATCTACGACCGGCTCGTCGACTACGGCTTCGGGAAGGTCGCGCGCGCGGTGACGTTCGCGAGCCAGGCCGACGACCCGACGCGCTACGTCAACAAGCGCGCCGAGATGTACGACCGCATGCGCGAGTGGTTCGCGCAGCCGGACCTCGTGACGGTGCAGATCCCGGACGACGACGAGCTCGAGGCCGATCTCACGGCCGCTGTGTGGCAGAGCCCGGAGGTGCCGAGCGGCTGCCGGCACCTGAACGACCGGCTCCAGTTCGAGGCAAAGGAGTCGATCATCAAGCGGCTCGGGATCTCGACCGACCTCGGGGACGCAGCGGCGATGACCTTCGCCTTCCCGACCTCGCACGTCCTGCCGGACGCCCCAGGCCGGCGCGTGCGGGTGCTGTCGGAGTTCGATCCGCTAGCGTAGGAGGCCAGCGATGCTGACCACCATCATCCAGTACGAGCCCAACGGAAACGCGCTGTGCGCGTGCGGGCACAGCGTCTTCGTCGAGCCCGCCGACCGTGAGCGCTACTCGATGGGCGCGGAGATCGAGTGCCCGGATCCGCACGGCGAGGTCGCGCCGCCCGAGCCGGAGGGGCCGAAGCCGCCGGAGGTGATCTTCGACGCTGACATGCCGTCGCACACGATTCGGCTAGAGGACGAAGGCGGTGAACTCCTACTCTCGATAACGGACGGGATCGGAATGATCCGCGAGCGTCTCGCCATCGTGCGCCTCGCGCCGCGGGCGGGAGGCTGAGCAATGTCCGTGCTGGCTCGCCTGCACATCGTCTTTCGGAAGCTGCGGCGCTGGTGGCACTATCGGCCGCTGCGTCGCTATTGCCGCACGGTCAAACCAGGGCTAGGGCCGATCCACAGGATTCCCACGGCGGGAGGCTGACCATGTGCATCTCGAACACCACCGCCGGTAAGGTCATGAGCTACGGCTCTGGTGTCCCGTCGCTGCTTGGCATCGGAGACGCCGGCTCGAGCAGCCACCCGAAGCGCACGTTCGCGAGCGCGGACGGCCGCCAGTCGACCGCGAGGATCAGCAACCAGCGCCTCCAAGGCATCCTCGCCGACCCGCTCAAGATCGAGGGCCTGCTCGCGACCGGTAAGCCGGTCACTCCGCCGAAGAAGAGCGTCCTCGGCTAGCCGCGCTGCTCCACCAATCGGGTCGGTCCCTAAGTTGCCGGCGTGTGCATGAGCAGCGGCAGCGCCAAGATTCCGAAGCCTCCGCCGCCGCCGGTCGACGAGTCGGCGCTTGATGCGAAGCGGCGCGAGCGCGGTCTCGCGGCAGGCCGGCGCGGACTGCTCTCGACCATCCAGACCAGCCCGCAGGGCGTGCTCGGGCCCGCGACCACCGAAAAACGCACGCTCTTGGGCGGAACGTACTAGGCGCCCGGCGTGGCGTACGAGCCGAGAAAGAAGCGCTACCAGAAGCGCCTCGAAGCGCTCCGCGGCGAGCAGTCGAGCAAGGGCTGGCGCTCGCACTGGCAGGAGCTCGGCGACCTGATCCTGCCGCGCCGCGTGCTCTTCTCGCTCCAGGACACGAACCGTGGCGAGAAGCGGCAGACGCAGATCCTCGACTCGACGGCCTCGCGCTCTGCGCGCGTGCTCTCGGCCGGGATGATGAGCGGCCTCACCTCGCCGGCGCGCCCGTGGTTCCGTCTCGCGTCGCCCGACCCGGAGCTGAATCGCTACGGGCCCGTCAAGCAGTGGATGACCGACGTGCAGCGCGAGATGGAGCGCGTCTTCGCCGCGAGCAACCTCTACAACGTGCTGCCCTCGATGTACGAAGCGGTCGGCGTCTTCGGCACTGCCTGTGCCTTCGCGTGGGACGATGCGATCGAGAGCCGGCGGCAGACGGGTCAGAACGAGTCCGTCGTGCGCTTCGAAGAGGCGCCGATCGGGAGCTTCTTTATCGCGACCTCGGCGCGCGGCTACGTCGATACGGTCTACCGCGAGCTTCAGATGACCGTCGGCCAGGTGGTCGAGCAGTTTGGTGTCGCGCGCTGCTCGCCGACGCTCCAGAACCTCTACGCCCGCGGCATGACCGACTCGTGGATCGACATCGTGCACGCGATCGAGCCGAACGACCGCGAGGCCTCACCCTTCGCGTCTGGCAAGGTGTTCTCCTCGTGCTGGTACGAGGCCGGCGCGACCGGCGACGGCATGCTCCGCGAGTCGGGCTTCGACGAGTTCCCGGGCCTCGTGCCGCGCTGGTGGGTCTCGGGCCGCGACGTCTACGGGCGCTCGCCGGGCATGGAGGTGCTGCCCGACGCGAAGCAGCTCCAGAGCCAGGAGCGCAGGAAGCTCCAGGCGGTCGAGCTGATGACGAACCCATCGCGTGTCGCGAGCAAGGACGCGAAGAGCGACGTCTCCTTCCTCCCGGGCGGAGTGAGCGTCACCGACTCGCTCGATGCGCGAACGGCGATGGCAGTTCCGTTCGTCCCGCAGATCCCCATCGACGAGCTGCGCATCGACATCAACGAGGTGCGCCAGCGGATTCGCTTCGGCTTCTCCGAGGACCTGTTCCTCATGCTCACCAACGTCGACCGCGAGGTGACGGCGACGGAGATCGCGGAGCGGAAGGAGGAGAAGCTGCTCATGCTCGGTCCCGTGCTCGAGCGGCTCGAGGACGAGCTGCTCGACCCGCTGATCGACCGCACCTTCGCGGTCATGCAGCGGCGCGGGCGATTCCTGCCCGGCTCGAACCTAGAGCCGCCCGAGGAGCTGTCGGGCGCCGAGCTGCGCATCGAGTACGTCTCGATCCTCGCGCAGGCGCAGCGCGCGGTTGGCACCTCGTCGATGGACAGGCTCGCGCAGCGCTTCGCGTTCATCGCCCCGCTGCGCCCCGACGTGCTCGACAAGTGGGACGTCGACGCCGATATCGAGGACTACGCGGAGCGGCTCGGCGTGAACCCGAAGGTGCTGCGGAGCGAGGACGAGGTCGAGGAGGACCGCGCGGCGCGCGTCCAGCGCGAGCGCATGGCGAGCCTCGCAGCCGCGGCGCCGGGGATCGCAGGTGCCGCGAAGGATCTCTCGGAGACCGACCTCTCGAACCCGGACAGTGCGGCGGCGCGTGCGATGCAGGCGGTCGGCGCCGCGTGACCGGCGAGCAGGCGAAGGAGCGGACGCGCCACCTCCGCATGGGGCTTGACGAGATCCTCCGCACCACGCTCGGGCGGCGCTGGCTCTACGGCTTCCTCGAAGACTCCGGCGTATTCCGCGAGTCGTTCTCCGAGTCGCCGCTCTTGATGGCGAACACCGAAGGCAAGCGCAGCCGCGGGCTCGCGCTCCTGCTCGAGCTGCAAGACCACTTCCCGACTGCCTGCGAGCAGGTCCTGCGCGAGGGTCTCGCGTGGCGGCACGAGCTTCTGGCGCGAAAGAGCGCCGAGCCGGAGCCCGATCCGATCGAGTAACGGCGCGCGTCGCTGCTCCACCAATCGGGTGGTTCTGTATCCCGTTCGTCCATGAGCGCTGCTGCGCCGCTGCCCGGTTCACCGCCCGCTTCCACTGCCATGCCGACACCGGCCCCGGCCGCTCCGGGTCCGGTGCTCGTGCCGCCGAAGCCGGCCGAGCCTGCCGCCGCAGCGCCTACGAAGCCCGAAGTAGCGGCTACCGGCGTTCCCGAGAAGTACGAGTTCAAGCTGCCCGACGGCTTCGCGATCGCGGCAGAGGACGACGCGGCATTCTCCGCCTACGCGCGCGAGATGGGCTTCGACAACGCGAAGGCGCAGAAGGGCATCGACCTCGCGACCGCGTTCGGCCAGCGGCTCGTCGCAAGCGCAAACGAGGCGCGCGAGAAGGCGACCACCGAACAGGACGCCACATGGCGTGCCGCGCTCGACGCCGACCCGGCGATCGGAGGCGCGCAGATGCCCAAGACGGTCGAGCTGCTGTCGCGCGCGCGCGCCACGTTCGACCCGAAGAACGAGGTCGGCGACCTGCTCGCTACGCACGGCCTCGCGAACAACCCAGCGCTCGTGCGTCTCTTCCGATCGGTCGGCGAGGCGCTGCGCGAAGACGCTCCCCCGCCCGGCGCGGAGCGCACGCCTGCCGCGCCCACCGACATGGCGGCGCTTCTGTACCCGAACGACCGGCCGCGGTCGTAGGAGGCCTGTAGATGGCGACGATCGGCGCTCAGTTCCTCACCCTCGCGGACATCTACAAGCGGCAGCTCGGCGACTCCGGCAAGCAGGTCGCCGCGATCATCGAGATCCTCTCGCGCCTCTCGCCGGTGGTGCGCGACGCGATCGCCGTCGAGTGCAACCTCGCGACGAAGCACATGACGACGATCCGCACGGGCCTCCCCGAAGCGACGTGGCGCCGTCTCTACCAGGGCGTCCAGCCGGGCAAGAGCACCACGGCGCAGGTCGAGGACACGACCGGGATGCTCGAGGCGCTGAGCCACATCGACAGCAAGCTCGTCGAGCTGAACCCGAACCCGGGCGCGCTCCGCCTCTCGGAGGCCGTCGCCTTTATCGAAGGCATGACGCAGCAGATGGAGACGGCGATCTTCTACGAGAACACCGCGACGAAGCCCGAGGCGCTGCTCGGCCTCGCGCCGCGCTTCTCGGTGTTCAGCGCCACCGATCCCTACGGCAAGCAGATCACGAAGGGCGGCGGATCTGGCTCTGACAACACATCGATCTGGTTCGTGACGTGGGGCGAGAACACATGCCACCTGCTCTATCCGCAGGGATCGAGCGCGGGCCTCAAGCGCGAGGACAAGGGCAAGGGCATCAAGCAGAACAGCGACGGATCCGAGTACGACGTGCATCGCGAGAAGTTCACGTGGGACTGCGGCGTCTCGGTGCGCGATCCGCGCTACATCGCGCGCCTGTGCAACATCGACGTCTCGGACCTGACGATCGACGCCGCGACCGGCGCGAATCTGATTCCGCTGATGATCGACGCCTTCCACACGCTCCAGAACCCCTACAACTCGCAGGTCGCGCCGGGCCAGGAGACGGCCGGCGCCATGAACACGGTGATCTACTGCAACCGCACGATCGCGAAGTTCCTGCACCACCAGGCGCGATCGGCCGTCGTCAACTCGACGCTCTCGATCGAGAAGATCGAGGGCAAGCGGATCGCGATGTTCGAAGGGCTCCCGATCCACGTCTCCGACGCGATCCTGTCCACCGAAGCCACGGTCCCGTGAGCGCGGCCGGCTGACCCAACTTCCGATCAGGGGGAACCCATGATCCTCGACATGCAGACGATGTTTTCCGGGTCGACCGCCGCGGACGGCAGCCTCACCGGGCAGGCGATCACCGTGACGGCCGCGTCGACGAACATCCTCGACACGGGCGTCAACAAGGAGAAGGGCCGCGGGACGCCGATCCCTCTGCTCGTGCAGGTGACGACGACCTTCACGGCTGGCGGCGCCGCGACTCTCCAGGCCGTGCTCCAGTGCGATGGCGACGTGGCCTTCGGCTCGGCGAACACGCTCTGGGACTCCGGCGCGATCGCGGTCGCGACCCTCGTCGCGGGCTACCGCTTCCTGATCGACAAGATCCCGGAGCACGTCGCGGCGAAGGCGGACTCGCGGTACTTCCGATTCAACTACACGGTCGCGACCGGCCCGATGACCGCGGGCAACCTCGTCGCCGGCATCGTCATGGGCCGCCAGAGCATCGGCTTCCCGTAGTCGGAAGCCTGAGGAGATCACGAGATGCCGAAGTTCACGGTCGATCGCGACTGCTACGACGCCGCTGGGGTCGTCGTCAAGGCGGGCGGCGTCGCGACTCTCGAGCCCGATGCGCGTGCCGGCCAGGTGCTCGACGTGAAGAAGGGAACGAAGCGGCCCGAGTACCCGCCGTGGGCAACACCGATCGACGAAGGGAAGTCCGCCGGCAAGGAGAAGCCCGCCGTCAAGTAGCCCGTGCACAGCCGAGCCCCATCCACAGCGGGGCGGGGGGCGAAGGCTCTCCGCCCCGTTTCGTTGGAGGCGCTGAAAGGGGATGTCGAGTCAGGTCGAGATCATGAACCTCGCGCTCGTGAACCTCGGCACGAGCGAGCAGATCCAGTCGCCGACCGAGAAGAGCCGCGCGGCACAGGTGCTCTCGGGCATCTTCACCGCCTGCGTCGAGAGCCTCCTCGCCGAGCCGCTGCTCTGGCCCTTCGCGACCAAGCGCGAGGCGCTCGCCGACATGGGCACACCGCCGCAGGACTGGAGCTTCCGCTACCGCTACCCGAGCGACTGCCTGCGCGCGCGCAACATCCTCCGCGCCGATGGCGAGGACCGGCCCGTCATTCCGTTCGAGGTGGCGTGGGACGGATCCTCGGCCCGCGTGATCCTCTCCGACGAGGAGGATGCGGTGCTGCGCTACACGGCGCGCATCGTGAACCCGACCGTCTTCGATCCCGCCTTCGTCGATGCGCTCTCGTGGTATCTCTCCGTCCGCGCCGGCCTCTCGCTGACCGACAGCCCTAGCGTCCGGCAGGACGCGGAGGTCGGCTACGGCCGTGCACTCCGCCGCGCCTACGCCGCGATCGGCAACGAGAGCAAGCCGAAGGAGCCGCTCTTCCTCTCCGAAGCCGAACGGGCGCGGCAGTAGCGATGCGCCTCGTCCAGCGCAGCTTCTCCGGCGGCGAGCTCGGGCCCTCGCTCTACGCGCGCGACGATCTCGCGAAGTACGAGTCGGGTGTCGCCGGCTGCCGCAACTTCCTCCCGCTGGTACACGGCGCCGTCGCGAACCGGGCCGGCTTCGAGTTCCTCGCGGAGGTCAAGACCTCGGCGAAGAAGACGCGCGTCATCCCATTCGCCTTCTCGACGACGCAGACCTACATGCTCGAGTTCGGCGACCTCTACCTGCGCGTCTACAAGCGCGAGGGTGGCGTCTCGGGCCGTGTGCTCGTGCCGGCTCCCGTCACCGCCTGGAGCGCGGCGACCAACTACGTGATCGGCGACCACGCGCTCGAGGCGGGCGTCGTCTACTACTGCACGGTCGCTCACATCAACCAGGTCCCGCCGAACGCAGGCTTCTGGTATCCGCTCTCGGGAGGCGCGCTGACCGCGATCGTCGAGATCCCGACGCCCTACGTCGAGGCCGATCTCGCACGGCTCAAGTTCTTCCAGAGCGCCGACACGATGACGCTCACCCATCCGAGCTACGATGACCGTGAGCTGGTGCGCACGGCGCACCACGTCTGGAAGCTCTCGACGATCACGTTCGGTCCGAAGATCGCGGCGCCGGCCGGGCTCTTGCTCGTCGGCTCGGGCGCGGGCGATGACATCTCCTACGCGGTGACGTCTGTCCACAAGGATACGTTCGAGGAGAGCGTCCCGAGCGTCGTTACGACCGCGAACATCAACCTCGGCGCGCTGGTGACGCTCTCGTGGACGCTGAACCCGGACGCCGGGAAGTACCACATCTATCGGCGCGCCTACTTCTCGACGGGCGGCGCCACGAAGCGGAAGGAGACGATCTACTCATTCGTCGGCACGTCTGACGGCTCGACGTGGGTCGAGGTTCCCGAGGACACGGCAAGCGAGGCGGGTGAGAATCCGCCGACGACGCGCACCCCGTTCTCCGGCGCTGGCAACAAGCCCGGCTGCGGCTGCTACTTCGAGCAGCGCCGCGTCACCGGCGGCTCGACTCTTCGGCCGAGCGGCCTCGACTTCTCACAGACCGGCAACTTCCAGAACTACAACGTCTCGACGCCGCTCAAGGGCGACGACGCGATCGCGCGCGTGCTGAACAGCCTCCAGGTGAACGAGATTCGGCACCTCGTCCCGCTGGAGCGGCTCCTCGTCCTCACCTCGGGCGGCGAGTGGGTGGTGCGCGGTCTCGATGGCGCGGTGACACCGCTCGACTTCGACGCACGACAGCAGGGCTACGGGGGCTCATCACACGTGCGGCCCGCTGTGGTGAAGGACACGGTCATCCTCGTGCAGGAGCGCGGGAACATCGTCCGCGACCTCTTCTACCAGCTCGAGCACGAGGGCTATCGCGGCAACGACCTCTCGGTCCTCGCGCAGCACCTGATCGAAGGCCGAACGATCGTCGACATGGACTACGCGCAGGTCCCGGACTCGGTCATCTGGCTCGTGCGTGATGACGGCGTGATGCTCTCGCTCACCTACAACCGCGAGCACCAGGTCTGGGCGTGGGGGCGCCATGACACGGACGGGCGCTTCGAGTCGGTCGCCGTGATTGCGGAGGGGAGCGAGGACGGCGTCTACGTGGTGGTGCGCCGGAAGATCGGCGGCGTCTGGAAGCGCTACGTCGAGCGGCTCCACTCGCGGCGCTTCCTCGGCGACGTGCGAGACGCCTTCTTCGTCGACTCGGGCCTCACGCTAGACGTGCCGCTCACGATCACGGGCGCGACCGCGGCGAGCCCGGTCGTCATCACCTCGGCCGCGCACGGGCTCGCAAACGGCTCGCCGGTCGACCTCGACGAGGTGGTCGGGCTCGAGATCGAGGATCCGGACGACGCCGAAGCGCTCGTCTCGCTCGTGAACGGCCGGCGCTTCGTCGTGGCGAACGCTGCCGCCAACACCTTCGAGCTGGTGGGCGAGTACGACGGCCTCCCGATCGACGGAACGCTGGCCACAGCCTACGCCGAGGGCGGCGTCGTGCGCCTAGCGAAGACCATCATCACCGGCCTCGGCCACCTCGAAGCCAAGACGATCACCGGCCTCGCGAACGGGAGCGAGATCGGCGAGCAGGTCGTGACCGGCGGGCAGATCGTGCTCCCGAAGGCGGCGAGCCGCGTGCACATCGGGCTCCGGATCGAGGCCGACCTCACGACGCTCGACCTCTCGCTCGTCGCGTTCTTGCGCGGCATCCGCGATCTCCGGACCGTGAAGGCCGTCCGGCTCCAGGTCGAGGACTCGCGCGGCGGCTTCCTTGGGACGAACGCGGGCGACCTACTCGAGATCAAGTGGCGCGACGCGGAGGGCTACAACGAGGAGACGGAGCTGCTGACCGGCTTCGTCCGGACGCCGATCAACTCGAAGTGGGACGAGCGCGGGCGCGTATTCCTGCGCCAGCGCTCGCCGCTGCCGCTCACCGTGCTCTCGATGGGATTCGAGTTCGAGGCGGCGGCCGAGCTGTCGAGGGGGGCGCGCCGTGCGGCTTAGCCTCCGCCTCTACCCGATCAGCGAGGCCGGGATGCTCTACGTCTCGCAGCACCTCCGCGAGGTGGACCGGCGCGAGATCGCGGCCGGCTCCCGGCGCGAGCCGCTCGATGCGATCCTCCACTCTGCCGCGTGCTCGGACGAGGGCTTCGAGGCGCGGACGCTCGCGGGGGTCCCGCTCGCGGTGGGTGGTGTCGGGCTGATCTCGCCGCTCCGCGGCAGCCCCTGGATGCTTGCGACCGACGACCTCCAGCGGCACCCGCTCTCGATGATGCGGCTCTCGCGCGCCTGGGTCGCAGACATCCGCCGTCGCTACGCGCAGCTCTTCAACTTCGTCCACGCCGAGAACGCGGTCTCGATCCACTGGCTCCGCCGCCTCGGCTTCGAGATCCTTCCGGCGGTTCCGCACGGGCCCGCCGGTGCGCTCTTCCACCCGTTCACGATGGAGGGCGAGGCGCGTGTGTGAGCCGATCAGCGCCGGAACTGTCGCCATCGTCGCCTCGATCGCGAGCACGGTCGTCTCGGCGGGCGCCGCCTACGTCGGCGCGCAGGCGCAGGCCGATCAGGCGCGCGCGCAGGCGAAGGTCTCGGGCTATCTCGCGAAAGACGCGATCGAGCGCGGGAGGCGCGAGGAGCAGGCGACCCGCGAGCGCGTGCGCCGCGCGCTCGGGATGCAGCGCGCCGCCTTCGGTGCCTCGGGCGGTGTCGTCGACGTCGGCTCGGCCCTCGACGTGCTCGAAGACACGGCCTACTTCGGCGAGCTTGACATCCTGACCGTTCGCTCGAACGCCGCGCGGGAGGCGTGGTACCACCGGAGCAACCGCGCGCAGGCGATGGCGGCGGCCTCGAGCTACCGCGAGCAGGGCTACGTGGGCGCCGCCTCGACGCTGCTCGCCGGCGGCTCCTACGCCGCCCAGCTCACGAAGGCGCTCGGCTCGCCGGCGTCGACACCGCGCGCTGGCGTTCTCTCGGGCGCGGCCCCGGCCTACGCCCTCCCGTCCTCGCGGCTCTCCGACAACCTGATCGCCTACCAGGCGCCGCGGCTGGTCACGTCGCGCAGCTCCCGGAGCCTCGGCTGATGCCGCGCGTCGCCGGAGCCAGCCGGCAGGTCGCGCTCGAGCCCCTCGGCGCACCGCGCCCGCTCGCCGTGAGCAGTGCGCCGGCCCTAGCGGCTGCCGGTGGTGCGCTCGGCGAGGTTTCGGATGTCGCCGGGAAGTTCCAGCTCGAGCACGACCTCTACGCGGCGAAGAGCGTCGACACGGCGTTTCGGACGGCGGTCTTCGAGGCCGGCATGGGCGATGGCGGCTTCTACACGCTCGCGGGTGAGAACGCGGTTCGCTCCCACGAGGCCTACGGGCAGCGGCTCCAGAAGCTCTACGAGGACGCGAAGACCAAGCTCGGCACCGGGAAGGCGGCCGAGGTCGGCGGCGAGGCGCTCGACACCGCGTACCTCGGCGAGCGCGCGCGGGCGACGCAGCACTACCGGAAGGAGCTGGCGACCGCGAACGACGAGACGAGCCTCGCGCGGACGCAGCTTGCCGCGAACGAGCTCGTCGCGTTCTACAACGACGAGCCGCTCGTCAAGCGCAAGCTCGAAGAGATCGCGCACGAAGCGCTCGAGCGCGGGCAGCGCGCGGGCTCGTCAGAGGAGACGATCGCCGCCGAGATCGTCGGGCTTCAGAGCAAGGCGATCTTTGCCGCCATCACCTCGGCGAAGGAGCGCGACCCGCGCGACGCGCTGACGCTCTTTGCGAAGTGGGGCCCGCGCATGGATGCCGGCACGCGCGCCGCTTCTGCTGACATCGTGTTCGACGCGGCGCGCAAGATCAGTGCCATCGAGATATCGGAGCGGCTGCTTGCGGGCGGTGGATCACAGCAGGCGCAGCTCGCGCAGGTTCGAGAGATCGAAGACGACGAGCTGCGCGACTCGGTGCGAACGCGTGTCAACCAGAAGTGGACGGACGAGCGCGCAGGCCGCGCGCTTGCGATGCAGGAGCTGGATTCGGCGGAGACGCACCTCTACCTGTCCGGCCAGAAGAAGAACCTAGAGGACATGGCGCCTGGGCTCTCGGGTGGCGCGCAGCGTGCGATCTCTCGGCTCGTCGACGCGCGCTCGCAGGGGATCGAGCTGGCGCCAGACCAGGGCTTCTACAAGGGCTACCTGCTCATGACGACGCAGGAGCGAGCCAAGCTGCAAGACGGCGCCGAGCTGATGACGAAGGTCGGGCCTGCGCTCTACCCGCGCGTGCTCAAGGAGATCGGGCAGGCACGCCGCACCATCGAGGGCAGCTCGCCGACGCAGCAGCTCACGCTCGGCACGATCAACGGCCGGATCGCGACCTTCGCGAAGAGCAACGGGCTGTGGGCCACCAACGAGGATGACGAGACGAAGTGGGAGCGCTTCCAGGCGTTCGACAGCTACGTGCGCCTCGAGCTGCAACGCTATCAGGACCCGGCCCTCGAAGACCTCCTCGGCGTGCTCCAGGACGCGACGCAGCGCTTCACGGTCGACCCGGGTGTGTTCAGCTCGGAGCAGACGCGCTTCGGATTCGAGCTACAGTCGGTCGATCTGCCGAACGTCGAGATGAGCGACGAGCACCGCGAAGAGGCGCGCGCGTTCCTGGTCGAGCAGGGCACGGCGCCGACCGAAGCGGCGATCGACGCGCTCTTCCGGGAGTGGGTCGCGGCGGGCGCGCGGTGAGCAGCGGGTTCGCGAGCTTCCTGCGCGAGCGCGCGGCCACGGCGGGCGACGAAGCGGTCGAGCTTGGCGCCGAAGGGCGCACGACCGAGGCACCGGCGACGCTTCCCGGCCTCCCGGCCCCGCCTGCACCGGCGGCGCGCGGCGGCTTCGGCGCATTCCTGCGCGAGCGTTCCGCGGGGGGCGTCCCGCAGGCGACCCGCGGCGCGCTCCTCCTCGCCGACCCGGCCGGAGCCGACGCCTTCGCCAAGGACCGCGCTCTCGCGCGCCGTGCCGGCCTCCCGGCGATCGCCATCGAGGGGCCGCAGCGCGCCGAGTTCGAGCGCCAAGACGCGCTGCGGCAGAACCTCGACGCGCTGCGCGATGCACCGGCGACGACGCGCTTCCTCGCGGATCCCGAGAACGCGCGGCTCGCGGCGGGTAGCGTGGCTGAGTTGACGTTCCAGGAGCGCTGGTGGCGCTCGTGGAAGGCAGCGGGCGAGCAGGACAGCCGGCAGCGGCGCGTGACGCAGCTCCAGCGGCGCTCGTGGATGCTGAACGACCTCTCGGACTCCGAGGAGGAGGAGCTGCGGCTGCTCAAGGGCGTCGAGACGCCGGACTTCGGGATCGGTGCCGAGCCGGTGCCGGCGTGGATCCAGGCGCTCCGCGAGGGTCCGACCGCTGGGCGCGGCTTCGGCGCTGCGTTTGAGCAGCTCTTCCGGGCCGGCCGGCTCGCGGCCCGGGCTCCGATCGAGGGGCGCGCGAGCCTCGGCAGCACGCTCGAGGGCGCCACTGGTGCGGGCGTAGGCGCAGCGGGTGGCGCGGGCCTAGCCCTGCTCGCTGGCGTCCCGGTTGCCCGCGAGGTGGCGATCGGCGCCGCGATCGGTGGCATCGCCACCTCCGGCAGCTCCGAGGGCGCCGCCGCATTCGACGCGATGCGCGACCGCGGCGTCTCGGAGAGCCTGGCGCGGAAGGTCGCGATCCCGGTCGGCCTGATCTCCGGCGCCGTCGAGGTGGGCGCGCTCGCCGCGATCCCCGGCGTCCGCCAGATCGCCCGCGGGAAGCTCCTCGACGCGGTGAGCCGGCCGCTGCTCCAGCGCGTGCTAGCCGACATCGTGGCCGGCGGCCTCTCGGAAGGCGCCGAGGAGGCGGTGCAGGAGCTGACGCAGGCCGGCGGCCAGTGGATCGCCGATGTCCACGAGGGCCGTGACCCAACGGTCACGTTCGAGGCCGAGATCGACGGCCAGCCGGTGACGCTCACAGGATGGGACGCGCTGCTCGCCAAGGTGTCGCTCGCGGCCGAGCACGGCGCGCTCGCTGGCATCGCGTTCGGCGGCGCCACTGGCGGCGTCCAAGTTGGCGCGAGCCTCGTCCAGCGCGCCGCGGCGGTCTCCCGCGCCCAGAAGCGCGGTGAGGCGATGACGAAGGTCGCCGAGGCGCTCGACGCCTCGAAGATCGCCGAACGTGCGCCGGACGTGATGGAGGCACAGGCCGAGGCGGCGATCGCGCAGCACGGGGCGCCTGAGACGGTCTACGTGCCGGTGGCGCGCCTCCAGGAGCTGTTCCAGTCCGCGGCGACCGATGCGCTCACCGAGTTCGACACCGCCATCCCTGGGCTACGCGAGCGCGTGGGTGAGTCTCTCGTGACCGGCGCCGACGTGGCGCTCCCGAGCAAGCAGCTCGCGACCCTGCTGCGCACCGCGCTTGGCAAGGAGCTGCTGACCGACCTGCGCTTCGACCCGGGGGAAATGACGGCGCGCGAGGCGGAGGCAGCCGCACCCGAGATCGAGCGCGAGGTGCGCGGGATGCTCGACGCGCAGGACCAGGAGGAGGCCGGCGCCGACGCCATCGGACGCTACGTCCGGCGCCTCGATACGGCCCTCGCCGAGAGCGGTGCCTACGACCCGACGACCGCCTCGCGCATGGCGCAGCTCGAGGAGGCCAACCTTCGGGCGCTCGGCGAGCGCGCAGGGCTCTCGCCCGAGGAGGCGGTCCGCGAGCTCGGCCAGGTGAAGCTCGAGGTCGAGGCGCCGCCGCGCCGGCGAACGCTCCGAGAGCTGGTGCTGAACGAGACGAAGCCGCTTGCGCTGGGGGAGCAGCCGGCAGGCGCGCCCGAGCCGATCCCCGCGCGGATCGACCGCAGGCGCGCCGCCGCGCTGCTGGACGAGGTGCGCACGGGCCGGAAGCCCGAGCAGGAAGCGATGGCACACTTCCCGCTCCTCGCGCTGCTGAACCGTCTCGGCGGCGTCGACCCGAAGAGCCCGGTGGGCGGCGACCTACGGAGCATGGGCGTCACAGGCCGCACCGTGCCAGGCATCTTCAGGAAGGCTGGCGGGCGTGGTGCGCTCGACGACCTCGTGCGGAGCGAGAATCCGATCCTTGCGACCCTCCCGGCGTCGCCGGATACGGACTACGCCGACCACCGTGCGGTGCTCGAGGCGATCCGGGAGGAGCTGGCAGGCCGCCCCGTGCGCACCGACGAGCAGACACAGGCGATCGTCGAGGCCGAGATTGCGCGCGAGTCGATGGCCGAGGAGGTGGACCGGCTCGGGCTCGATCTGACCCGGCCAGACGAGGAGCTGCTCCAGGCGATCGAGACCGAGGCGATCCGGCAGCAGGCGGAGCCGCGCGAGAGTGTTCCCCGTGAAACTGCCCCGGAGGGGTTCGAGCTGTTCCAGGCTGGGCGAGAATCGGCGGCCGTGAAGACGCCCGCTGACATCGCTCGCTCTGTGCTCCTCTCGGACCCAAAGCGCGTCTCTCTTCTGCGCGAGGCGCTGGATCTCTACGCGCTCGGAAAGGCCGCAGGCGACGAGTACCGCGACCGATACCACGAACCTGTTAGTAAAGAGACCGGCCAGCGAATCTTCTCTGAGCTGCGGCCCACCGAAGGCGAGCCGTGGGAGATCGACCTCAAGGAGTCGTTTCTGCTAGAGGGGCTTCGTGGAACGGTGCCTGAGGGTGGTCCGAAGACGGTGCTCGCCTACCGAGACGGCAACCTGCCGGAGAGCCTGCGCTCTCGTGACTACCGAGACGATGTAGACCTGGAAGGCGTCTCCGTGCTGGGCCTGATAGAACCGGGAGGCGCGTCATCGCAGAGCGACGGTACGTTCGCGGCGTTCAACCGTGGTCGGAATCGGGTCGTTGTCGCCGGCTGGCTTAGCCACAAGACCGGGCCGGACGGCGAGCCCTTACTTCTAGGTGCAGTCGAGGTGCCGCAAGCGAAGCTGCAAGCCCTGCGTCCGCGCCGCAGCGAGCGCGGATTCGTGTCACTCTTCCAAGGCGACGCCCGCGGCTCCGTCTCCTTCGACCCCGAGCTGCGCGACGTGACGATGCGGCTCGCCGCCTCGCGCGACCTCTCGACCTTCCTGCACGAGGGCGGCCACCTCTGGCTGGCACGCCTCCAGAAGCTCGCGACGCGCGCAGGCGCGACGCCCGAGATCGCCGCCGACTGGCAGCGCGCGCGCGCGTGGCTCGGCGCTGCCGATGGCGAGGCGCTCACGACCGAGCAGCTCGAGCAGTGGGCGCGCGGCGTCGAGGCGTACCTCCGCGAAGGGAAGGCGCCGAGCCTGGAGCTGCGCGAGCTGTTCTCGCGCTTCCTCGTCTGGCTGACCGCGATCTACCGGAGCGCCTCGCAGCTCCGCGTCGAGCTGAACGACGATGTGCGCGGCGTCATGGACCGGCTGGTTGCGACCGACGCGCAGATGGCAGAGCTGGAGCGATCGCAGGAGATCACGCCGCTCGCTGGCGACCTCCTGGCCGAGCTGATGAGCGAGCCCGAGCGCGCGCGCTACGAGAAGGTGGCAGCGGCTGCGCGGCTCAAGGTGCGCGAGGCCCTCACCGCCGCCGCGCTCGCAGAGGTGCGCGCGCAGCAGACCGAGAGCTACGCGGCGGCCAAGGTGCGGCTCACGAAGGCGGTCGAGGCCGAGCTCCAGGTGCGGCCAGACGTCACCGCCCGCCACTGGCTCGTGACCGGCGAGTGGCTCTCGACGGTGCCGAAGCCGGACGACCTCGCGCACGGCAAGCTCAGCCGCGAGGTGCTCGCCGGCATGTACGGCGAGCAGGTCAAGAACATGCCGACCGGCGAGCACGGCTGGGTGGCGCTGAAGGGCGACGACTCGGCCTGGCATCCCGATCAGGTGGCCGAGCTGTTCGGCTTCGACAGCGGCCACGACCTGGTGACGAAGCTCCGCGGCCTCCCGGCTCGCGCGAAGACGCTGGAGCTGGAGGTGAAGGCGCGGCTCACGGCGGAGTTCGGTGACAAGGGCGCGGCGGCGGCCGAGGGCGCGGCGTCTGTGCTGGCCGACATCCCCGAGGTCGCCGAAATGGCGATGATCGAGGAGCTGGCCTTCGCGCGGAAGATCGGCGGCCAGAAGGCGACGCCACGGCAGGTGCTCGTGCAGGCCGCGCGCCGCATCGTCGCAGAGACGCAGGCGCGCGAGCTGGCGCCGCACAAGTACCGAGCTGCCGCCTCGCGCGCGGCGAAGACGGCCGCCAAGGCGCTCGCCGCTAAGGACTACCAGACCGCGCAGCAGGCGAAGCGGCAGCAGGCGCTCTCGCTGCTGCTCGAGCACGAGGCACGGAAGGCGCGCGAGGAGGCCGACAGCGCCGGCGACTACTTCCGGAAGGTGCAGGAGGGCGCGACGCGGAAGATCATCGAGAAGGCGGGCGCGTCCTACGCCGGGCAGATCGACGCGCTCCTCGGCCGCTTCAACCTCCGCAACGTGTCGATCCGCGCGACGCGCCGGCGCGAGAACCTCGCGACGTGGATCGCCGAGCACGAGGCGCAGGGTGAGGTGGTGCCGATCCCGGAGCGGATCCGGAACGAGGCCTTCAAGAAGAACTTCCGCGAGCTGACCGTCGGCGAGATCCGAGCGCTTCGCGAGAGCGTCCAGGCGATCGAGCACCTCGCCCGCAGCAAGGTCGAGTACGTGACGGCGCGCGAGAAGCGGCTCATGGAGGACGTGCGCGGCGAGCTGATCGATGGCGTCGAGGCGAACGTGCCGAAGGGTCTGGCTCCGCCTGGGCTTCCGGACTACAGCGACACGAAGATGGCAGCCGCGCGCCGCGGGCTATCGGGCATCGCAGCATCGCTCCAGAAGATCGAGTTTCTTGTCGACTGGCTCGACGGCGGCCGCCCGGATGGGCCGTGGCGGCGAGCCGTCTTCACGCCGATCGCAGCGGCAGAGGCGATGCGCAATGACCTCAACGTGAAGTATACGAAGGCGATCGCGGAGCTGATCGCGCCGCTGACGCGGAGCGGCGACTACACGACCCGGCTCGCCGTGCCCGAGCTTGGCGCCAACTTCACGCGCTCGGAGCTGCTCGCGATCGCGCTCAACCTCGGCAATGAGAGCAACCTCGCGAAGCTACTCGGTGGCACCGGCTGGATCGAGGGCCAAGTGCAGGCCGCGCTCGAGAAGCGGCTCTCGGCTGCCGACTGGAAATTTGTGCAGGGC